CGGGATAAGAATGAGACAGGGGTTTCGAAGGGAGCAAAATCAACTTTCAATGTGAAGCCTAGGAAGGATGCCGTACGGATGTAGCATTCCTCATCTATTTCACCATTTGCCAGGCCATCATCCCCGTAGCACAATGAGTCTAACTCCTCAGCTTCTTCCTGAGTTAGACCGGCCTCTCTACTTGTGCAGTACTGGCTAAACCGGTTTACGATCGTGTTCCCGTCAGTGGTCAGAGGTGACCCTGACAGGCGGCTACAGCCAGGTTGGTAAGAGATACCACTCTTGGTCCAAGCTTTGGGGTTCAGCTCGTCATTCAACAGAGTCTTTAACTCCGCAAAATGCTCTGCCTTTACCCAACGCAAGTAACAAGCGAATTCTACATGTTCTCTCATCCAACGGGTGATGGTCGCATCCATTCGCGAGAAATCTGTCAGCGCAACGCGATTAACGTTTTGCAAACAGACCCTCTGCACGGCGCGCGCTATTTCTAGCGGCGTCTTCCCGGGCACGTACCACTCGTGATCTTTGAGTACGTCGTGCTTAAACGGATACGTATATGCGCTCAGTTGTAAAGTATGTGTTGTTGGCACAGTACTTATGTTCCTCGGATTGTTGGGGGCGGAGTACGCTTCTCTCTTCTGAAACGCTCCAACTCTGAACTTGTCCTTAAGATGCATCTTGACGGTTTCGGCTCGTACCTTCTGTAATCGTCTGGTTTGAACCTCCATCACCTCGGTGACATCCCAAGGAACTCCTGTTCCTACCTTCTCTTTCGGTACTACGTACCCAACAAACTCTCTCGCATACTGGTGGAACCGATGTTGGGGTTCCTTCCTCATTCTCTTCGTGCTCACACTAGGCTCCAAATATCGCACCTTCGCTTCTGCCACCTCATTCGGCTCAACAACACGTTTGGCAATCGTGTCCTCTTCATTTGCTTCAGTCTCCGTTGGAAAGTAAGCTTCCAGGCCCATAAGCGGTGCGCTTGCGTAGCGCCTTGCATATATCTTGGGGTCCTGGAAGTCTACATCCCCGGTGTCGTCACGTTTGACGGTGTAGTGCTTCGCAAAATC